AGAGTTTCTTTTCCGCCAATCCGCCCCAGTTCCAGCAGACTGAACGGAGCCACCTCGGCCCAGAATTGTCGCCAAGGTGTCTGTTCTGCGATTACGCAATCCATGAACAAATTGTTGCGTTGGCAAAAACGCTTTGCTACTGACAACGCTGGCAAGTCGATACCGGCAACTTTGGCAAAGCGTCCGATTCCATCAACACCATCAATAATTGTGTCCAGAAAAATATCTGGCGCATAACTGCTGGCGCCGTCTGGATCTGTTGGATACGTGCCATCATCTCGAAGGCGGCGTACCAACCGTCCTTGGGTGGCAAATGCGGTAATCGAACGGAGATCCTGTACGCCTTGGCCGCTATAAGCGTTGAAGCCAAGCAAACTAAGGTTGTTATAGAGCTGTGGATAGATGGAAAGCGCTTCTAACCGTTGCTCGGTGACGGCTTTGATTTCAATCTCGGGGCCGTTATCAAAACTGAACTGCAGTTGAGTATCGGAGCGAGTAGAAAATAAACTCCACTCGTCAATCTGTGATGGGTTGACGTTGAGTGGGGGCAGGTTAAAGTCACGGGGCTTGAGCGTGCCGACGAAGCTGAATAGAGTGCCGTCTGCATTGGCGATGGTTTGAAAGTCACCGCTGTTTTCGATGTAGGCAAAATCAGTGAAGCCGTGCTCGCGCATTTCTGATGCGGTTTCGGCAATTGCTTCAAACTTGAACTGCCAGTTGCCATTGTTATCAGCAGCGCGGAACTTGAGCGAGATATAGTTATCGACATCAGTGCCACGGCGGATTCCGAAGATACGGTTGACGCGAATCCAAGTGCCGCCGGTCCGGCGATAGTAGACCGCAAACAGTGCCACGCGCATCTTAGTGCCATTGTCGCTGGTTTTGAAGGTTGGTTCCTTTTTCTCGCCGTATTTTTTAGCCCGACCATTGACCCGCTTGAAGACTTTGGCCTTTAGTGCAAAATCAATCACCGCTGCAGACGTGATCGTTTCGTATGCGGCATCTTCGACCTTAACCAAGCATTTGGTATTGAAGTAGTCGTTGAATTTTTCAGGGTTGTCGAGGATTGCTTGCTGCCGGTCAATCTCGGTCTGTTTGGCGTTAATTTGCGTCTGCAATTGAGCGTTGCGCGTTGATTCAGCAACAGTATCGCGCCCCCCACCACTGGTACTGACATTGCCGGCAGCCAGTGAAACCATTTGTTTGCGTAAACCTTCAATGTCACGCAGGCGTTGCTTGCGTGTTTTCTTAAAATCACCGTCAAAGTAGTCAATAAACTGACCCCTAAGAGTCTGCTCCAGTGTTTTAATCTTTCTATTGATTTGCTCACGCAATTTTCGATCTGCTTTAGTATCGCGTAGGCCTTCTAACTCATTTTCTAACGCATCAATCTGTGCAATCGTACTGTTTATATTGGAGGGCAGCAGTGGATTCTGTTGAATTTCGCTAAGATTTTTGGTTTTGCTGCCATTCTCTTCAAAATCAACCAGTAGATCAAGCTGCGCCTGAATCTGCGCCAGTTGGTTGTCTAATTGCGGTTCAATATTTTGCGTAACAACATTGGTTGGCAAATAAATCGGCGGGTTTGCGGTTATTTGTGTTTGAATTGTGGTTATCTCGGTCTGCAATTGTAGGATTGCATTATTAATCTCTTCCTCGTTTTGCTTATAGTCGGTAGTTTCATAATCCTCCTCGGGACACGAACCCTGTTCGATGCATTCAAACGTTACCGAAATGTCGCCAGCGTCGAGGTCGGCGCTGGTGATTGGTGCGGCAACTTTGAATTTGGCACTGCCTAACTTATAGATGCTGGCAGCGTCGATAGTGCCAAATAATGTGCGGCGCAGCTCAGCAGCCGACTGAAACACATCTTTCTTCTGTTCTGCCGTAACCATTGACCGCGTAAATGTCATCGTGAATTGCACACCTAGGCTGATGACAGGTCGCTGCCCTGCAGTCGCCCAATACTGCTGGAGAAACGTGCTATCGATAGTGATACCAAGCGGCGCTTCTTGAATGCCCCCGTTGCTTGTACGATCAATTACATTGACATTGATTGGGATTGGCGAATAGACGCCCACCTTGGTCAGCGTCGATGGTGAAAATGCCTGACTGAATCCCTCGACGCGTTCCAGGCCTCGCGGCATAGCGCGATACACCAATGTATTTCCATCGGCATTATTGCGGCTTGGATCATTAGTATCGCCCTTTAGAACGTTCGAATAGCGGACATTGCCGATTGGGTTGAAATATGTCCAGGTCTTCTGTGCCGCGAACTGCCGGATTGGCGTCTGACCAAACGCCAGTCGTTCGGGATCTATTTGATTGATGCGGCCTGCGCCCAGCACCAGCATCATCTGCATAAATTGGCTGGAGCCATAGCTTTCGATCGCTGACCACACAAGAGAAGTTGCTACACGCACACCTCCAGTTTCATTGTCTGAAGTATTTGTATAGACAAGATTTACCGGATCACCGTATTTGGCAAGTTCTTGTGCGCTGTTGAAACCAATACGTGGGGCAAATGTTTGTTCTCTAGGTAGGCGTTTCCCTACACTAGGTTTGGGCATTAACAATGCCGATGCTACCTGCAGTATTAAACCAACAACAAACAACACGATGCTGCTTACTTCACCGCGTAGAGTTTCCAGACGCTGTTCGTCGGACTGGCTATAATCACGTTGCGCTGCTAAAAATTCAAGATATTCCTGTTCGGTAACACCCAATGCGCGGGCAAGATCATGCTCGTATGGCAGAAGTTTGCGGTTCATCGTTCCATCCAGAAGTACTTAGCAATCCCAGCGGGTAATTGTGCGTGTACAACACGACCGCCGGAGCTAATAAATATGGTGCCGGTGTTTGTTACGGCCCCTAAAGCAGCACCAGCGCTTCCAGGCAGCAATGCAACCGCTCCGGGTACTGCAACTTCCAGCTTACGCCCGTATCGCAACAACCACCGCAATATTTTTATACGCGGAAAATTTGCCTCGTTGTAATTCCCGTAAACCCATGCAAAACGATGGGAATAGTCGGGTAGCTCCATGCGTCGGCGGACCTCGCAGACAAGTTGAAAACAATCAGTCTTTCCGCTGTGATCGCGGGGACTGTGGCCCCAACCATACTCCAGTTCAATTAAATCGTTCATCGCAACATCAATTCAGAGTTAAGAGGAAGCGGTCCGACAAGATCACGGGTAAGTGTACGTCCGGGAAATTGCGATCCAACGCTATCAATGGCGGAACGAAAACGTAGCTCTAAAGTTGTTTCACTAAAACCAGCGCCAATGCCGACATAAAAATCAGTCAACGGAGGTGTGGTGATTTGATCGCTGGCATTTAGAAATGCGGTCGTTAGACGTAGTTCGCTGAGTCTGTTGCCTTCGCCTTCTTCCACTAAACGAAGCGCGAATTCGATGTTAGGGAATAAAACAACAAGTTGCTGATTGTCGCCATTCAAAGCTGCCAACGATCCTTCTGCTTGAAACGGTGCAAAAGCATAGGATTCACCTAAATATGTACTCGATTGGCCGATAAAATAATTTTGATACCGATGAACGATGTTATTTGCTGTTGTCAAACGTAAATAGTTAACGATGCGTATCATAGTAACTCTCCGACAAGCGTGACTTGCACGGTGCTTCTGTTGCCCGGTGCTACGGATGATACATCAGGAGGTGCTGCATATTCCCACCGGATTGTTGCCGTGGATTCTGCATAACCGCGTAATTCCGTGCTCATGCCAGCAAATAATTCACTAGAAAGCGCAAAACGTTCGAAGCCGCCGCTGGTATCGTTGTAGTGTTTTAGAATTTGAGATGTTGTTGTATCAGGTATATTTCTGTATTCCAGCTGGAGTTCAAATCCGTAGGCGCGGTTGCCGAAATTGCGCTTGACCGTAGCGCCGGACAAAGCGCGATATACCTTGGTCGGAAACGTGCCTTGCTTAAAGCTACGTGCTGATGGTTTGATGCCGGGGAATGGAATAGACATCAGCGGATACCGATGCGGTTGCGGGTGGAGGGGCTTTGCTGCAGCCTATCTAAAGTCATGCTCATGCCCCGTTGAGCACCGTCACGAGAGGCTTGCTGGCGAGTTTGAGCCATGGCTTGCTCCAATTGCTCGCGACTGACATATTCAACACCGCCGATGGTCGTGGACTGGAAGCTCATGTTAAGCACGGGACTGCCATTTGCGCTACCGGGCGGACGGCCCATTGCCTCGCGCAAGCCAGTAGCTTGTACGCCGAGGCTGCCATCAGCGCCACGCTTGAGCGGCATGATCGCCTCGGGGCCAGCTTCGCCCATAAGGCCGGTGCGGGTGGCGCCACCATCGGCAAA